TATGGAATATGTCGACTAAATTTTATTTATTGCAAAATATTGAAATAGCAAAAGGATGAATTTTAATATTAAAATAGACTTGGTATATTTAATATAGTATCCTTGATTGTAAAATAGTTAGATTTTTTATTTGAGAATATTTTTATTTAGTTAATTTAGATGGACTCCCATAAACCAGATTTGACTAATATACTAACATCAACTATTGTAAAAAATCCAAACGAATGGAAGGATGATAAACATTTTATGACTTGTTATTCGTGTCAATCAACGTTTTCTTTGTTTTTAAGAAGACATCATTGTCGTTATTGTGGAAACATTTTTTGTTATTCATGCTGTGATTATAGTATAATTATACCAAATTATATTCGTGATAGGATAGAACCAGACGATTATTGGAATATTTCATATTATGTTCCGTCGTTAAAAGCGCAAGAAGAGCGTGTATGTAAAAATTGTTACGATATGATTTTCCAAAAAATTATATTACATAATTCAATCGTTGAAATGTTTAAATCATGTCCATCAATCATTGAAATCAATAACAATAACAACAACAATAAATATTATCATTTACGACAATATTATTTTGAGTACTTGAGGAATATTCAATACTATCTTCCGAACCACGTGTATACAAAAATCGATTTTGATATGTTATATAAAAATGCAGAAATGTTCGTTGGTCATTCAAAATATATTACGAATCTGATTAAATGTATTGATTGGGACCATTTATCGTTCACTATTGATAGTGAAATGGATATTGAGTCTGTTGAAGAAAATAAAATATTAAACGAAAAATTAATTTTAAAAATACTAAATACAAGTAAATCTACATGTACCTGTGCAGATATTTATTGTACACGTACCTGCAGTAAAGAATTGGATTGTGAAGATTGTCTAAATATTTTGTATCAAACATATGATTGTTTACCTGATAGTATTGTTGCACGCATATTTGAAATTTTTGGGAATGTGCCAGGAAAATCAATCACTTGTTATATGCCGCTTTTTATTAATTTCATTAAAATTAACTCCATTAATAAAAAATTAAATAAACATATTTATGATCTTATTTTTAGGACTAATAATATTCAGCATATTTATTATTTTTATTGGTTGTTAAAAAGTGCAATAGAATGTTCTGATTTGATTGAAATCGATAGATTATATGTTTTTATTAGATTAATCGATAAACAATTGGAATTAAAAATGAGTAATGAATATACTTTCTATAAACAATTAACACTAAATTTAGATGATATCACAAAATTTTTAATAAGAAATTTCGATAAAGTAAAACCCATTAGTCTTCCATATGACCCAAATGTTAAATTAATTGGTGTTGATTATGATTCTATTGTAGTAAAAGATAGTTATACAAAGCCGGTAATAATTAGATTTTTAACTACAAAAGGTCCAATAAAACTATTATTTAAGCTAGAATCCATTATGAATGATCTTGTTATATTAAATTTAATAGAACTATTTGATGATAGTTTAAAAAAGTATGTCAGCCAAAATTTCCAATCGATCTCGTATAAAGCTGTTCCTCTAGGTAGAAATGCTGGTATGATAGAAATTATTGACAAAGCCGAAACTATACAAAGTATGGGTTCAGAAGGTAAATCTATATTACAATATATTCTGGAAAATAATGAATCGAATATTGTTGGCAATGTTCTCGATGTCTATACGTACAGTCTCGTTTCATATACACTCCAAAGTTATTTTTTTGGATTAGGTGATCGCCATTTGGAAAACATTATGATAACAACAGAAGGATCAATATTTCATATTGATTTCGGATTTATTTTGGGAAGGGAATCACAACCGATATCTATGTCCTATATTAGGGTTAATTCAGAAATGATTCAAGTGCTGGGCGGACGTAATTCAGAACGGTACAAATTATATAGAAAATTATGTTCGAGTGGTTTGATCATTTTAAGAAAACATATACAAATGATGTTTTTATTACTCAGTCAATTAGAATACAATGGGCGAAGTGGAAATTTTGCAATAAAAGAAATAGAACAATTTTTGATAACACGTTGTCAACCGGAAAAAACAGATGACACAGTTATAGCACAATTATATGAAATAATTGAACAATCACAACATGTATATATCGATCACGTTAGAGACTTCCTTCACTATCATACTAAAGAAAAAACTGTTCAAAATTCAATGGCACAATTAATAGGAAATATTTACGATGTATACAAAAATATTAAAAAACCTAATAGTAGTTCACAATTTTAATCAAATAAAATAAAATAAGGAATATGACTTAATGATTAATTATGTAGCTACATAATTAATTAATAAAATGTATGAATCTGAATTAAGCGCTCAAATTGCAGTGGGATCAATAAGTATGTATTTTAAAGATAAGGATAAAAAGTATAGAGAACAATATATTAACAGAAATGATTGGAATGACTTCGATATGAGTGGTAAAATAGATTATGATTATAGTGATAATTGTAACGATAATGATGATACATGTTTATATGATAAAGACAATTATGAAATAGTTAGAACAGATTTTATTTATTCAAATGACGATCATGAAATAAGGCATGAACCTGTAAATGATCTTGCAGTTTTGTCAGATCTTGTTATGGTTATTAAACGATCCGAAATTGGCGATGAAAATATTAACGATATATTATCCAGACAAATTTATTTGAAACTTGAAATTGGTGGTTTTGATGTTATGAGTTTAGATATGCTGATGAATTTATTTTTAATGAAAATATTTAATAGGAACATTAAGGAATACGATGATTATATAGAAATTCCTTTGATATTGTTTGATTTCAATAAAAATAATAAATTAACTAATAGAAAATTACCTCTCTTTACACTCACTCATCATCAAGTGCAAATTAAAATAAAGGGGCTCAATAAATCGATCAGTTCGGGGTTTAAATATTGTAAATATAAAGTTCCTTTATCAAAAGTTTATAACAATGATCGTTTGTTGCATTCTTTAGAAACGTTTATTATTGAAACTCAAACACTTATGTATATTAAAAGTGATGTCTATAAACTCTCATTCAATCATCCGTGTAAAATTATATTAGTAAAATTTTTGAATAGTTGCAATGATGATGATTATTATGATCAAGATTATGATTTTGACAAAATCAAGCAAATAAAATTATCATTAAATGGTGCAAAACCGATCATATGGGATAATGACGAAGGAGAAATAATGAAATTTCGTATTTGCGGACAATGTATTTATGCAATTTCTTTATCCCCCGAATTTAAATCAAAAAAGAATATTAAAAAAATATTTTTAGGTGAGGAATGCGGCTATGGTATTAATTTCTCCAGAATTGATAATTCTTTTTTATCGTTCGATTTATATGAATCCATTTCATATACCGATGTTCATATATCGACCTTCAATGTTAATATAATGAGATATATGTCGGGAATGTGCGGAAAGGCATATGCCAATTAAATTAAATAATTGCAAAAATCTGAATAGATTTTATAAATAACTTAAACGATATACGCTAAACAAAATTATAAAATAAAAAAATAAATTTATAAAATGAATGGCTTGGGACCGTCTAACGATTATTCTACTGCAACAATTTTAAACATGGGAATTTTTAACATTCTCCGTACAGGAAATCCATTAATCGATGCAATTCTTTTATCGATAGTCGGTGCTGTTGTTGCTAATAATGTTACAAAATTAGTTAATTTCATATCTAATTTTTCGTTCGAAAGTATGTATTATATGGCAGTTAGGATGATCAAAAGGATATATAATTATCTCACGGGGAAGAAAAATAACGAAATAGTTAAATACGTACATATTAATGCAATCAGTGACGAGAGAAAAGCGAACGAATTGTATGATGCGGTTTATTGGTACATTACAAATACTGAAATTATCGATTTTATTAAGGAAACACCCATTAAATTCAGTTATGATAAAAATCCTTTGAAAACACTAAATCCTGAAGAAACTGAAATAAAACTAAACAAAGTAATTTCAAGATACAAAGAAAAAAAGATTACTTATAATGGACATGAAATTACATACATGCTTAGCTCAGAAGTTATTACCGTTTATTCTGATGAAGAAAGGAAGAAAGAAAATCGTTCAATTCAATTAAATACAAAAATTTTAGACACCGATACTGTTGATATTCTTGATGAATTTTGTACACATTGTGTAAAAAAATATGTTGAATTCTTGAAAAATAAAAATTGGGAACCAATGCTTTATCATAACAGTAATGGAGACTGGAAATCTAAACCATTAAAAAATAAGAGACGCATTGAAACAATTATTTTACCACATGACACAAAAAAACGTCTAATGGCTGATTTATCATTTTTTGTTAACAAAAAGGAGTGGTTCAATAATATTGGTATTCCCTATACAAGAGGATATCTTTTTTATGGACCACCTGGAGTCGGTAAAACAAGTTTAATCAAAGGAATAAGTAATTATTGCAAACGTAATATTCACTATTTGATTTTAAATGATGTCAAAAATGACGTAGAATTATACAATTTATTGGCAAAAATAGACTATTCGTCAACAATACTAGTAATCGAAGATATTGATTGCGCATCCGAGGTAACTAAAAAAAGAAAAAATAAAATAGAATCGAATAAACTTGATGATTCATTGAGCTCTGAAAATGATAGTGATAATGACAATGATAATCATGAAAAAATGAACTCGATGAACCAAGAAATCAGCAAACTAAAAGAAGAACTATCGAAAATGAATAATTTGTATAAACAAAATAATAATAATTATAGCGGATATAATGGATATAATGGATATGGTGGACAGAAACCGTTTGATGTATCTGGTGGAACATATCCGTATCAAAATTCTAACAATAATTATAAAGAAGGAATAACATTAAGTGGTCTTCTAAATGCCATCGATGGTGTTAACGAATGTGAAGGAAGAATTCTAATAATGACATCAAATAATCCGGAAGTTTTAGATGATGCATTAATTAGACCAGGTAGAATCGATAAAAAGTTTTTGTTAGACCTATGCACTCATGAACAAATCTCTGATATGTTTAAAATGTTTTTCAATAAAGAATGTAATAATGAAATTTTGCATCAGATTTCAGAAAAACAGTATAGTCCAGCATATTTGTCTACTTTATTTATGCAATATTTAGATAATCCTAGTGAAGCCTTAGAGAATATAGATTCAATGACAAACGATAGTGAATTATGGTCATTTGATAAAATTAAGCCATTAGTTAAAAATGAAAATAAAGAACAAAATGTATTAACCGATCTGGATATGTTTCAAACAAAGGGAAATACTACAGAATTTAGATCAGAAGCGAGTAATCAAATGTTTGGTATTAATACACAACAACCCCAAATGTTTTTCGAACAAATGAACAATTTTGAAGGTAGATTAAATGGTATGATGTCAAACATGTCAAATATGTCAAATATGGGTAATATGGGTATTGTGAGCAGTGTACCAAATATGTCAACTGTGTCAAATATGTCAAATATGTCAAATATGTCAAATATGTCAAATATGAATAATTTAAATACGGAGCCACAAACGTTTACAAAATATATCCCAGGATTGAATAGACGATTTGAGAAATCAGATTGGGTAGAATCTACAGTATTACCTGATTCTCCAGTATTGCCTGATTCTACAAATTAATTATAAATATTGAAGTTTTATTGAAAAAACCATAATTTGTTTATTTATTCTTAAATTCTTAAATTAAAAATTGAATGTTAAAAATATATGACAAGCATTTTATTATTTGTAACTTAATAAATAATAAAATTTAAAAAAATATGTCTTTTCAAGACCATGCTTTAAGAGTCTGTAAAAATAATGTAATTAAATACATAGAGAGATATACGGGTTTTCTTATATTTTTCATAGAAAATAATGAATCTATCCCTATTTTTTTTTCAAGTGATACTATCATATTTGGACTTCATGAAAAAATACAATCAGAAGTTGGAAAAATTCATGATATTACATTTCAAGACGGAAAGATTAGTGGACAAATTTCAATATTGAATTTTTATTCCAATTTAAAATCTGAATTACAAGATGTAAATGAAATTCGAGCTATTGATACTGAATATCTTAAGGATTTTAAATTAAATCCTGTTTACACTTCAGGAACAAATTTTATGAATTTTATCATTAAGATAGCTGATTTGTTCGAATTTCATAGATTAGAACTTAAGGACGGTTCTTATCTACCTTTATCAGTTTCTCCCACTTCTAAATGGGGTCATTATTATAAATTAAATTTAGCAATTGTTAGATATTTAGCTACCGAAAAAACATTTTATGAAAGTGTCGGTTTCAAACCGACTGATGCAAAAGAATACAGACTGGAAACGAAATATCTCGATGATATTAAAATGATAAAAATTAGTATGATAATCAATAAAATTAATGAAAGTAATAGAGAAAAATTTATTTCATTCTTTATAAAAGAACATAGGTTGCGTGTAAATGAAATTACACTTGATTACACAGAACTAACTGAACTCAATGAACTAATAGGTGACAAAACAGTTCAAGACGTTTTTATTTCGTTTCACAAACGCGAAAGTTTATTGAGTAACAAGCAAATCAGTATAATTTTCTATTTGTTATGTCATGTATATGAAAGGATTAATAATTTTAAGCAATTATGTTATTATCTTAATTTGTATGAAGAACCATTAGATTCTGACGATTCAAGTAGTTCATAATTGATTTTATTTTTATTATTTTTATTGTTTTTCGATTAAATCAATATCGTCATCGTTATTTTGTCTTTGTTTTTTCTTTTTCGATTTACAACAACATGTAAGGCCTATTATAATGTATATTACAGAAAATATTAATACCAAACTTAGTATTGCATTAGGAATAATCATATTCCATAACTCAATTGTAACTGTAATCATTCTATTTGTATCGTCTTTATTTTCACAATCATATCCAGAATCACCGTATGGAAGATATATACATGTGGTTTCAGATGGGAATGTACAGTTGTCACAATGATATGTTAAGTCTTGATATCTTAATATACATGAATGAGATTCGCATGTTGTAGTACACGTCACATTTTCACTTGATGTAGTAACACAATTGTTATATCTTGATGCGACAACATTGTAACCTGCTAGAATTGAACCTACAACAACTATAATACCAAACATAGCAAGAATACCAATACATATTTGTTTTTTCGTTGTACACATTTTTACTGTAATTATTGTATTTGTTATCCTGACTGGTATGAGTTAATTTAAATTTATTTTGATGGACTAGTATTATTGGAATTTTCAATTTTATTGTACCACATAATTAATTTATATGTCAGTATTCAGTAGGAATATTATAAATGATCTTAATAGTCCAAAACGGGTTATTAGGAACATATATACAAAAATATTTAGATGATGAAATAGATTTAGTTCAAATAGCAAAATCAAATTTAGATAATATAAACCTTGATCCATATAATTTAATAATCATATTAGGAGGTCATCAGTGTGTATCCCAAATCATATTATTTCCAGAATTAAATAAAGTAATTTCTTTCATGAAAAAATGTGTTCAAATGAAAAAACCAATCATTGGAATTTGCTTAGGATGTCATTTAATTGCCCATATGATGGAATGCAAAATAGAAAAAAGTTTTTATATGAGTAGAGGTTATAATACCACCATTTCGTTTGATGATAAAATATACAATAATCTTTTTAGATGTCATTCAGATTATATAGTTCCAAATGATAAAATTGAGGTTTTATCAACATTTGATGATAAACCCTATTTAATCAAGGCATCAGGAATGATTGGGATACAATGTCATCCAGATATACCACCAGAATGTATATCGCGTTTTATTAATATAAGTGTCTTAAAAAAAACAAAAGATGGAAATAAAATTAAAGATAATGATATAATAGATAAAGAAAATAGAGAGTTAATGCAAAAACTACTTAAATATGCGAGATCGCTCTATGATATTCAATAATTTTAATTTTTATTAATTTTCTTTTTCAATTCCGCAATTTTCTCTTGATGATCTTCAATGAATTCAGGAGGATTTGGAACTTTAAGTCCCGGCTTATCAATTAAGAGTGGAGGATTACATAATTCTTTTTCTAAATTAATTACCTCTGTTTTTAACTTACTGATTTCATTAGAATCGTTGTTCATTATGTTTGTATACTACACTTGTTGCATATTAGTAATTTAACAAATTAAATGAAAATTAATCAATTTTTCACAAAAAATTGATTAAATAAAATGTCTAAGATATTCTTTTATTTTTGCCGTATAACTATCTAACTTAATTATTTTCTATTCGTGTTAAAATTAATTATGAATTCTTTGCTTACTCGTTTTCCGTTGACCCCGAGGGTTTTCACCGCGACGGGAGTAGCTGGACGTAGATACATTTTCAATATCGGACACCGACAGTTGCATGGGAACTCTTCCCCAAATAGACTGAATGGATTGAATGGACTGAATACATCAAATTCAAAACCAATAACGGATGGCGAAATAATTGGTGGATTTCTTGTTGCGTACTTCATTGGTGTTCCAATCACTGTGGGATTAATTGTCGCACCTACTTTCTTTTTTATACTCCTTTGTGAAAACATCCTATAAAAAAGCAAACAGTAAAATAATTTTATTTATTCCCAATTTAAAAATTGATAAATTAAATTGATTGACTCGCCATTATTATTTATATGTAAATTAAACTCCATAACATTGTAACATGTTAGAATTACCGTCAATAATATCACCAATTGATGTAGGATTGGTTAAAAGTCTTGACGAAAAACAAGTAATAATTTTAAAAAATATTTTAATCAATAATGGGATCCATCCGTCAGTCATTGATTCAAAATTTGCACGATTTATATTCATAGTTAAAAATAAATTATATACTCATCAATCAATTACATCCAGTAATATTAATGAACCTATAATTTCATCAAGTCAACAATCAATTGATGAACAATTTACTTCTCGAGATAATAATCAACGACTAATATCATTAAATGGTTTCTCTGATACCGATGATAATTCTGATAATTATAATAATTCTGATAATTATAATAATTTTGGTGATTTCAACAATGAGCAAATTCAATCAATCCGTAAAATTTTTACCATTCTAAATATATTTCCCAATAAACTAGTAAAATTACACGAAAAAACAAAACAAGTCCTAGTCAAGGAGCAAACAGTTTATCGTAAAGTCAAAAAAGAAAAAACGCAAAAACAAATAGATGATGAGATAAAATCTAAAAAAAAATCTAAAAAATCTAAAAAACAAGTCCCAGAAATTGAAGAATATGATATAGTACCAGAAATTGTTAAAATATATAGGGATGTTAAAGTCCTCGAATCGGAACCGGATGACAATGGTATGAATGAATTTATGTTTGCAGCTAGAAATAATGACCTGAATAAAATGAAATTTTTACTTCCATTCATTGATATTAATAAAATGAACAACCGAGGAGAATCAGCTTTATTCATTGCATCCATCTATAACAAATTTGATGCAGTTATGTTCATAATCACACGAGAAAATGTTAATATCAATTTGTCTGATATTTATGGAAATACAATTCTGAATAATGCATGTGAGATAGGAAATATTGATATGGCAAAATTTTTACTTAGCTTTGATCATAATAATATAATCGACATTAATAAAAAAAATTATTTTGGTAAAACTCCTTTCGAATACGCTTGTCAAAAAGGACTCGATGATATAGCTTTTATGTTAATTGATAGACACGATCTCAATATTAATTCTTATGACACTGATATTTATAGTGGTGAAGTATTTAAATATAAATATCTGAGAATAATTATATGGCATAATAGAATTGATATTCTGAATTATATTATCAGTCAACGTCATGATTTAATTTTACCGAAAGAATATGAATTGATTTATTTCAGAGGAGGATTTGAAATATCCCATCCTGAAGAAAAGAAAAAGATTAGATCTCAATATAAATGGTATGAAAAAAATGAGTGTATGAATTTATTAATGAGAATAATTAAATCAAAAATATTATGATTTAATTAAGAATTTTATTTATTTATTTTTTTAACATCCCAAGTAGGTAATTGTCATTGAAGCACACATCGATGGATATTTGACACCCGGACGACGAGCAGAATCATTGTAAAGAACTATATCATTTATGGTATCTACATTAAAAATCTGTAATTGATCACCTTTTTTACCATGGACTATGACTGAATAATTATTAGTTGTATTTATTTGAACTGCAGCAACAGATTCAGAAATAATATTATAACCGTTTGAATTTAATAAACCAATAGCCAATCTAGAGAATTCAGCTGGAACAACATCACTGAAACAATCTACATAATAGTTTATTTGATAAGCACCCGATTTTGGTAGAGTAACTCCAAATGCATTACCTTCAATTCCGTGATTATCAAAAGAATTAAAAGGAATTGCGTAATATACTGTTACTCCATCGAGCACTGTTGGAATAGGAATTGTTATGTCGGAATCATCATTTTTGCCATTGTTACTTACGTATGCATAAAAATTTCTTCTTGTGTTCATGTTATATTTATTTTATAATATGTGTTAATATATTAATTCACTATATGGGTACATATTTAAATACAAATTTTATATTTTTAGATTTATTTAGAAAACATTATATGCTCTAACAAAAAACTCATCACAATTTAATAAACTAATTTGCATATAACCATGATTGCCAAAACTAGTTCCAAAATTTAATTTGGCGATAAAATATGAAGGATTTGCGGTCGTATCATATCCAACGAGTAGCATGTGGTATACTGTTAAATATTTATCACAATAATTATGTGATTTCGGATAATAAATTCCGGATTCATAAGAAAAAAAATCTTGATCAACTAATACTGTTACGGCTATTGGTGATATTTGTAATTGTTCTAATAAATATGATGTCGATGGATTATCTTTTTTAACAAAAGTATTTATTGTTGTAACCACATTCGATACATTAAATTTACATGTACTTTTTATTGACGTAAATGGATATGAAGCTTCTGATTCAAGACCGCCAATATTAATAACATAATTCAATCCTCTCGGTATACTATTGATATCGTTCCATATATATTTAATACAATCAATCATTTGTTGTTCACTCAATGATTTTAAGGAACCTTGTGTTATATAGTGATACCCTTCAATCATACCAGTTATGGCAAATGACCAACTATTATTAATTGCATTTATTCCTCCATTTTTAACAGGAGTTACTGCACCTTTCGTTCTCCAATCTAAAGACGGTAAAATATTACTCATGTTATTACTTATTATATGGACATCAAAATTAATCTTGCACTGGAGGTAAATGGCTAAATAATATGGTTTCGTACTTACAAAAAATTGATTTTTATAATTTATTGTAAGATTCAAAACTAAAACATATTAACTATCTTTATTCGTTTTCATAAATCGAAACGAATCAATCAGCTTATTGTCATAATAACCATGTGTAAACACTCAATTTGTGCTGAACTCCGTCAAAGGAAATGTGCCCAATCTATCGGCGCCGCCATCATGCTGAATTACTACAACAGCGGTTATGTGTGTTTCCTCGGTTGTGAAATCTCTGGAAATTATGCAAACCAGTACAATGTGATCGGTGGAAAAATGGAACCCGTTGATGGTGGTTGTTACCTCGTTTGTCTTGCTCGTGAAGTTAGAGAAGAGTGTAAGTTTCAAACTCTGAATCATAACGGTTCTGTGAACTGGACCGTACTGGATGCAATGTTCAAGGGATCAAATGGAAAATTCCATTATTTCATGCACGGACCGACACCCATTTTCATTGGTGTCGTTCGTGGTGTAAAACGCGAGAATCTTCGTGCAAAAATTGCTGAAGACATACACGGAAACATGCCCACTTCCTTCAATGAAATGTCTGACATAGAGTTTGTTACTCCTCAGTTCACGACAATTATCAATGGGAAACATTTTTATTTGAAAAATCCGATTAGTTCCTATGCAAATTCTGTTGTGAGAAAAGCGTTTGGACAAGTCCAGAGTCTACACGCACAAAACATTTTACCACAGGGACTTCAATGTTAATTTGTTTATTATTGTGTTTTTATTTATTAGTTTTCCTTATTGCCTATTTCAATGTTGCATTGTGCAGTTTGAATACATAATTTCGATATGGGAACATCATACAATATTTCTGGAACATTTTTCATATTTTCATATTCAATTGACACAGTTTTATTTAGTAAATTGATTGATTTAACAGTTCCTTTTTTTTTCTTCCACTTTATATTGTCCTTTAAAATAAACAATAACCTGAATAGATAGTTTTTTTATAAATCCATTTTGGTCAACCGTCATATCACTTATGTTTCCTTTCATTTTTGCATCAGACTGTTTTTTTGTATTGATGTATTCTTTTTCATAAGCTTTTACTGTAGTTAAGAATTTTTGTGATTGGTGTACATCCATTTTACTTACCTCCTCCTTTAATCCCTTAAATTTTGTATCTAAATCTTTGAAGACCGATTCATTAATTTTAGTTATATTGTATTTCATTACATTGACTAAATTTTGAGCATTTTTGCAATCAATCGTTACCTTGCATGTATCAGGAGATAATTGATTTTGGTACGTAATGCCATTATTAATAAAATCAACATCACTAATTTTTTTTACATTACTGACTTTTGCTTCGACATTTGTTGTTTTGGAAAATAACTTACCGAAGTAATCCGACATATATTATATTATTATATTATAATATTTTTTAATTCTGACATATTGAAATAAAGATTAAAATAGATTAAATAAAGATCTTGACCGCACATAAATTAAAATTATTTAAATAAAATTGAAAAAACAACTGAATCATAATATGGATAAAGTCTTTAATTATTCAAATTGATTAAGTTTGGAGATATCGAATTAGTATAATTTAAAATAAAAAAATGGGATTTTGTAAATTGGCTTATCCAACTATTTTGACACTAATTGGATATCTTTTAGTATATTTTAGTTGTATTATTAGCATAGTTTTTGCATATTATAAACTTAGTGTGAATGATGTTACAACTGCTTCATTGTATGTTATTGCGATTCCATTTTATGTTTACATTGTCGGGTATATTTTGCAACCTATTATGACCTGTTATGAAGATCATAAAAGTAATTCTATTGGTATTGAAGATTTGTTATGTTCAACTTATTTCTTCAAAATGGTTTTTACTATTTTGAAGAAAGCATTTTATTCAGGTTTATTTTTTGTCACATTATATCTGTTAGCAGATTATAATGAAAATAATATCGAACAGAATTATAAAGTTTCAAGATATATATATGCTCTATCAATCTATGTATTATTGACGTGGTGTCGTGATTGGTTTGGTTCATTCGTCGAATGGTTATATTATAATGGTAGTTTGTTTTACGGTAATAATATCGATGCTGATAATGACAAAAAAGATGTTAAAAAAGCTAAACTATTCCGTGTATATCTTTTTGAAAGATCATCGAATGGACTAACAATGTCAAGAAATAAAACAGAAATAAATTATACTACTCTTTTGGACCCTATTCGTCCTTGTTTTGGTATTGCACTTTTCTTGATATCAGAATCATTGATTAAAAATAGTTCAGCAATGTTGGTCCAAGACGTTACTTATGCCGCTTATATTGTTCAAGTTGGTGTACTTGCCAGTCTTTGCATAAACACACTATTAATGATGATTATGATGTGTGTTTTCAATGACCTCTTTAGCAATATGAAACTATATATGTTCGGGTTATATTTACGAATGATTTGTAATAATTTGAGTTATGTCCTTTGCTCTTATTTCTACAAAGGAATGTCAGAACATCTTCATGATAAATCACTTGATCCAATTTTCGTGTACTACATAATTGGAATTATTGCCTATCATACCGTTCTTTGTTGTGTTTTTAAAGTTAGTACCCTCTATGGTATATACAAAGCATCAAAAATGACAAGAGGTATCATTGCATGATTTATTTATGGGAAAAATTATGCTGTTTCAAACATGCATTCATTATAATTGTAGAGTAAATCGAACAGTTTTTTATCATCAGTTGTTTTAATCATAGATATAAAATTATCAATAGATGATCTGAAATAACTTTCGAAGTGGGTACTGAAATCGTAATCGCGATCTTGATCTAATAGTTTCGTATTATCAATACAAAATTTCTGAAATGTTTTAAATTCCTCTGTATCGTACGGAATATCGTCATCTGACGACAAATATGGATTCATATGGCGTTCTACCTCTCGTCGAATACCTTTAATTATGAGGTATTTTAATTCTTTTGAACTTTGGTTTGTGTATGTTATCATTTTATTGTTTTGATATACTTAATTGATTGTATATTAAATATATCAGGAACCAATATTTTATTTATTCAATTTTTAAATTACAATATAATAAATTTATATATTTGCATATATATATATAATGTCATCAAATGATACAGATAATTATGGAGAATATAAGAACAAATACAGTTACTTAAAAACCTCTGTAGAAAATAAAATCGGAGGAGGTGTAATTGACGTAACTGACATTCAACCAAATGATGTCGTTGTCGTCAAACATGATGGAAAACTTTTAAAAATAGGAAATATAAGTGGTAATGGATCATATTCATACGAAAAATATGATGGTAGTTATGGATGGGCAAGTGATGTCAATAATTCTAATAAGAAAATTGTCGATGTAATAAGAGAAATAAAAAATAATTCGATGAATTTTCCCGAAAATGTACAAGATGCTAAATACTCGAATGAACCGTTATTGGTATACGAATCGAAAATTGCAACAATAATTATAGGTTGTGTCAATATTGATGGAGGTTTGATTGTTTTTGCGATA